ATGTGGTGGCAGTGTAATGGAATGAAAGTAAGAATTTTATTCGATGCTTCTACCGATGATTTCTGTATTGAGCTTGGCGAAAATCAAAGTGGACATCACGATTACACATCATTTGGTGGTTTAGTAAATCCAGCTAGTTCTGGTGTAACTGGTGACATTATGTTTACAACTGTAGGACATAGTTCAGCAGATACTTACACTGTTATCATGCAGGTCAGAAAGAGCTATTAATGGCTAGAAGGCAAGATAAACAGCCTCCAAAAACTAAAAAGTATTTCCGCTCCACTAAAAGTGGTGCGGGAATGACTAAAGCTGGAGTTGCACGATATAGACGTGAAAATCCAGGCAGTAAATTAAAAACAGCCGTTACTGGCAAAGTTAAGAAAGGAAGTAAAGCAGCTAAAAGAAGAAAGTCATTTTGTGCTAGATCTGCTGGTCAAATGAAAAAGTTTCCTAAAGCAGCTAAAA